CCATGAAGGAAATGAAAGAAAATGAATAAACAAGAAGTTATTGAATGTATATTAGATAATAAAGAAATCATTTATTTAGTTGCTGTATTGCTTACACTTGTATTTTTACTTGTATCACATGTAAAATACGCAACAGCATTACAAAGTTGTACAGCAAAAATTGAACAGTATAAACAAGACGAACCTAAGCTCGATGTGGGTGAAGGTGGTTTTGATACGTGGGAATCTAACTTAATACCGAATGGCTGAAGTATACGATATTATAGAAGAACTAGCATCTAATAACTCTCGAAATTTTAAGATTGAAGTATTAGAAAAGAATGTACATAATAATGTATTGAAGACTGTAATACATAAGGCACTAGATCCTTTTACACAGTTCTATATACGTAAGATTCCAAAGTACGAACCAAAAGGAAATGGTTGTATCATGGAAGCAATGAAAGAGTTGTTTCTATTAGAGAGTCGACAAGTTACTGGTAATGCGGGCATTGAGCACCTCACTCAGATCCTCAATAATCTCTCTCCAAAAAATGCTAAGGTCATTGAGTTGATCATAGCAAAGGATTTGAAGTGTGGTGTTTCAACCGCAACAGTTAACAAAGTCTGGCCAGGTCTCATTCTAGAATATCCAGTTATGCTAGCATCTAAGATGGAAGAAAAAACACTATCTAAAGTAGATTGGCCAGCATATGTACAACTTAAACTCGATGGTATGAGATTTAATGCTATTGTTAAAGAAGGTAAAGTTGAATTTAGGTCTCGTAACGGTAAATCAATACAATTACATGGTCGTTTAGAAGAAGATTTTAAGAAGATGGCTGGTGAGTTTATGGATGTTGTCTTTGATGGTGAACTTGTAGTAGCCGGAGATGATGGTCTATTAGATCGCCAAACAGGTAATGGCATACTCAATAAAGCAGTAAAAGGCACCCTGAGTGAACCAGAGGCTGACCAGGTGCGTGCTGTTGTATGGGATTATATTCCATATATGTATTTTGTAGATGGTGAATGTCCTATGCCATATAGTGAACGATTAGATCGTATTACAAACACCTCAGAGAAGGTCCAGCGCATTCATACCTATACTGTGGATAATATTGACGAAGCTAATGAAATCTTTCAAAAGTTCTTAGATCAAGGTGAAGAAGGCATAATGCTTAAGACAACATCTCATATATGGGAAAATAAACGATCTAAGCACTTAATTAAATTTAAAGCTGAATTAGACTGTGATCTTAAAGTAGTCGGCTATCAGGAAGGCACAGGGAAGTACCAGGGACAGATGGGTGCATTGATATGTGAATCTGAAGATGGACAATTACAAGTTAATGTAGGAAGTGGATTTAATGATGAAGATCGTAAAAAACTTACAAAGGAAGTTGTGGAAGGCAAGATTATTACTGTCAAGTATAACGCTCGTATACAAAGCAAGAATGGCGATGAAAGCTTATTTCTTCCAATCTTTGTTGAGGTCCGTGAGGATAAGGATCAGGCGGATCATATTAAGGATATAAAGTAATATAAATATATATTACTGCGCCGAAATCGGCGAGAGGAGGAAAGACTATGAAGACTTTAAACTTCATAGTTCTATTAGCTAGTTGTTTTGTTTTTAATTTAAAAGCCGAAGAGCTCCCTAAAGAACTATATATGCCTAATGACGCGGGCGGATTTATAGTAATTACAGTTGAGGAATGTGGTATTGAACACGTCAAAAAAACATTCCCAAATAGAGCATATGCAACAGAAGTAACTGATGATACCGAAGTAGTGCATGAAGGATGCTGGATGACAGAAGCACCCCCTAATCCACAATACATACCACTCTTTAATATCTTTTTTGAACCAAATATTGTTGCATCTTTTCCACACAGAGACTTTAGTCCTATAAAGAGAAGATATGATCCGGAGGAACTAATATGAGAGAACTAATTTATCTCATATTATGGTGCTTGGCAATGGGTATTGCTTTTTCATATTCACATGCTGCAGAAAAACCTAAATTATTAGTTTATCAATATTCATTTGAAGTAAGGATTGTCTTATCAGATAAACCTTGCCCAAACAATCAAGGCTGGCAGGCTGCAGCACAAAGAATTGATCGTTTAGTAATGCCAGCATGCTGGGTGCAAGACCCACATAATGAATTGAACGTAAAAATAACATGGCCTGACGGTGACTTTTCTGTATTTGAATTGGAAAAATTTAAACCATTTACTGAATAAATTATTGTACTTTAATTCGTACTTTTGATATAATTATACTATGACAAATTTTTATACTTCTGTAGTTCAACATGGTAACTCATTGCTTGTGCGTGGTTATCGTGATGGACAACAATACAAGACAAAGGCTAACTTCAGCCCAACACTTTATATCAAAACAACAGATAACCGTCCATCAGAATGGAAAACGTTAGACGGTATACCTGTACATCCAGTCAAACAAGACTCAATACGTCTATCACGTGAATTTGTAGATCGTTATAAAGACGTTGAAGGTTTTGAAGTCTTTGGTCAAACACAATATGTCTATCAATTCATATCAGAATTCTGGCCAAACACAATCAAATATGATCCTGACTTAATCAAAGTATTTTCAATCGATATTGAAACTGCAACTGAAAATGGTTTTCCTAATCTAGAACTTGCAAACGAAGAAATACTTCTTATCACAGTCAAAGATAACTTCAACAAAAAGGTTGTAACATTCGGTACAAAAGAATACAATAATACTCGTGATGATGTCAAATATATCTGTTGCATCGATGAGCAACAAATGCTCAAAGAATTCATTGTATTCTGGCAAAACAATTATCCTGATGTTGTGACTGGTTGGAACATCTATGGTTTTGATATGCCATACTTAGTTAATCGTATGCGAAGAATTGTCGGTGAATCAATGACAAATCGCATGTCACCATGGGGTATGATCAAAGACAAGAATATCTATGCTAATGGTAATAACGTTAAATCATATGACTTTGTTGGCATTGCAACTCTTGATTATCTTGACCTATACAAAAAGTTTACATACCAAAACCAAGAATCATATCGTCTTGACTATATTGCAAACGTAGAACTCGGTGAAAACAAACTTGAAAATAACTTTGATACATTCAAAGATTTCTATACTCAAGACTGGCAAAGATTCGTAGACTATAACATACACGATGTAGAACTTGTTGACAAGCTCGAAGATAAGATGAAGTTGATTGAGTTACTTTATACTCTTGCATATGAATCTAAAATGAACTTCAATGATGTTTATTCTCCGGTTCGTATGTGGGATATGATTATCTATAACTATCTCAAAGATCGTAAGATTGTTATACCAGTCAAGAAAGAAGATGATGGTAAACCAACTGCGTTTGAAGGTGCATATGTTAAAGATCCAATCGTTGGTCAACACAAGTGGATAGCTTCATTTGATTTGAATTCTCTATATCCACATCTCATTATGCAGTATAACATGTCTCCAGAAACATTAACTGATACTAAACTAGATGTTAATGTTGATTCATTGCTACACCATACACCGATTAATGTTCCGGCAGGTCTATGTACAACCGCAAACGGCTGGTGTTATGATAAAGACAAAAAAGGTTTCTTACCTGCACTAATGGAAAAGATGTATTCTGATCGCTCTAAGTTCAAGAAAATGATGCTTAAAACACAGCAAGAATACGAAAAAACAAAAGATCCAAAACTTGTAAAAGAAATATCTCGATTAAATAATCTTCAGATGGCTATGAAGATTGCATTGAACTCAGCTTACGGTGCAGTCGGTAATCGATACTTCCGATACTATGATCTGCGTATTGCAGAAGGTATCACTTTATCTGGTCAGCTTTCCATTCGATGGATGGCTAATAAGCTTAATCAGTTTATGAACAAGACCTTAAAAACAGAAGATAAAGATTTTGTCATAGGTATCGACACCGACTCCATCTATCTTTCACTTGAACAACTTGTTGAACAAACGTGTAAAGGTAAGTCCACTGAAGAAAAGATTCAGTACATGGATAAAGCCTGCGAAAAGATTATTGAACCATTCATTGATAATGGGTATAAAGAACTTGCTGAATATATGAATGCTTATGATCAAAAGATGCAAATGAAACGTGAAGTATTGGCTGACAAAGGTATATGGGTTGCTAAGAAAAGATATGTACTTAATGTGCATAACTCAGAAGGTGTACAATATGCTCAGCCTAAGATCAAAGTTACAGGTTTGGAAATGGTCAAATCTTCTACTCCTGCAGTCGTAAGATCTAAACTACATGAAACATTAAAAGTTATCCTACACGAAGATCAAACAGCACTACATAAGTTTGTTGCTAACTTCAAAAAAGAATTCTTTAAACTGCCTGTCGAAGCAATCGCATTCCCAAGATCAGTCAGTGCTATTAAAGAATACACTGGATCAAATACAATCTATCGTAAAGGTACACCGATCCATGTTCGTGGTGCATTACTCTTTAATCATTATCTTAAACAGTATGACTTAACACGTAAGTACCAACCAATTAATAATGGTGATAAGATTAAATTTGTGTATGTCAAAAAAGGTAATCCATTTAATGAAAATGTTATTGCATTCTCATCTGATTTGCCTAAGAAGTTTGGCTTACATGATTTCATTGATTATGATTTACAATTTGAAAAGGTATTCCTAGATGCAGTACAAATCGTTGTTGAACCTCTTGGCTGGCATGCTGAAGAGCAAGCTAATCTTGAGTTGTTTTTTGGTTAGTAGTTGTTCAACACTACATTTAACCGAAGAAGATGAGTATTTTATTGATCCTAATCAGGCACAAATAACTGTATATGAATTTTAAACGTGATATATTAGAAAGTATTATTGATGTTGGTAGTGGATTTATTTTATCTATTGCTATTCAATTAATTACATTTCCATGGTTTGGTCTACATCCTACAATATTTGATAGCTTTGGCATAGCACTTATATTCATGGTTGTTAGTATGACCAGATCTTCTCTATGGAGATTATATTTTAGGAAAAAAAGAATTGTACATTAAATTAGAAACAGGATATAATAATAAAATGAAAGAATGCACTATATGTAAAAAACCATGGAATCCTAAGTGTAGTTGGATGCCATGTCAATTAACTCGTTTATATGATAATAAGAAGGAGAAGAAATGAGCCAGAACTGGGTACAAGATATGGCTGTTATGCATGCAAAGTTTGATGTTAACAAAGCCGTAGAAAACATGAGTCCTGAAGTATTGAAAGAATTCTTAAAATTTAGAATTAATTTCTTACAGGAAGAACTTGATGAAATGAAGAAAGCAGATAATGCTGATGATGTAGTAGATGCTTTAATTGATCTATGTGTTGTTGCAATCGGTACACTTGATCTATATAAAGTTGATGCTCACTTAGCATGGGATCGTGTCTTTACTGCTT